TGTGCTTTTAGCGTTGACTGTTCCGAGTATCGCGTATAAACTATTAGGCATAGAGAATAAACAGGAGAAATAATATGCTTTACGACAGAATAAAGGAAGCCAGAACGAAAGCCAAAATGACGCAAAGGGAAGTTGCTGAAAAAATCGGCGTAGCCGTGTCAACATATAGTGGATATGAACGTGGCGCAAGCGATCCTGACGTGAATACTCTTTGTAAAATAATGTCCATACTGTCTGTGGATGCGAATTTTATATACCAGGACTATGATTGGAATAATAAAGAAGCCCCCGCCGGGGAGCAGGAGCATTCTGAAGGTGTCATTTCTCTTGAGCAGTCAAACCGCCTGTTGGCTGCACTGGGTTTCATTAAGGACGGCGAAGACCTCAGTGACGATGACCTCGCGTTTCTGACGAGCATCATTAGTATCTTGGATGCTTGGTTCACCCGCAAGCGAAAGTAGCATTGAGTATATCCCTGACGCGGATTTGCACAAATTTAACATCCTGTTAAATTTTTCTGTGTTTTTCATAAATCGCCCTCGCATCAACTCTTAAAATCTGGCCATTCTATCTCTTGCTTTTGAGCTTCGAGTAATAGTATAATATGTGATAAGATTCGCATCTGATTTTTGGGGGTCAACTGTGCGAAGTAGTGCATAATTCTGTCGTTCGAATAGTCTTCCATGGTTTTTTCTCCTTTAATCATTTGTGTTTCTGTGTTTTTTCAAAATGCGGGGCACATCGCCTGCCAGCTCATGCACCCCGCAAAGGTAGGTTGTAACCCATCAACCTATATACAGCCTACCACTCATTTTTAAAAAAATAAAGAGAAATATCTTGCGTGTTGGGCGCAATATATTTCCACGAGAACGTTAAATATTTCTAAAAAGCGCAACGGAGCGGAAAGGAAATTGCAAAAATGAGGGTTGGCTACACACCAGGCGCATATGACGTATGTATTACCTGCACCAAACGACCGCAGTACTGCAACGGCCCCAGAACAACAGGATTAACTCCGGAACGACGCGTGGAATTTTCACGGTCGCTGAAGGAGCACGAAGGATGGACGATAAAAGATATTGCCGATGAGCTTGAAATAGCTGAGAGGACAGTCGACAACTATTTTGCAGGAAAAAACGTCCAGCTTTTCACCGCGTGCGCGATTGAGGATTTATTGTTTGGCTCGTCCGGAACGTATCCATGCCCGCTGGAAGCCGTAGCAGAAGCGATGGAAGAACTAAAGGCCGCGCAAACGGAAATCATTGATTTAAAGGCCGAAATCGGGCGGCTCGATGAAGAACGCAGCCTATTGAGAGACACGCAAGGCGGCATACACACGTCGTACAGGGAAGAGCTGGATGCTGTGCGCTTATCCTACCGGCGCGAGATTGACTCTGTGTGGGACAAAGCCGTGGCAGAAATTAAGGCTGTGCGCGCTGACGCGGAAAAGCGCGTCGGGCAGCTGCAAGACGAAATTGCATTTTTACGGGATATTCTTTCAAGAGCGTTGGAAAAATAAAAGATTCGTATTTTTCTTTACTAATTACCAGCGACAAAAGCATTACCCAGAAGCAACAAGGAAAAAAGCAGCATGATAAAGACAATATTATCTAATTAAGGGGGAAATCTTTATGAACTATTATGATTCTTATGAACCGCCAACTGATTATACCGAAACATCTTCTGACGCAAGGAATTTCATTGATAAGGATTACCCGGGTTTAACTTCATGCATTGAATACGAATTTTATAAAGAAGCTAAAGAAAAATTGTTACTCGAACGATCAGTACGACGTTTTCGCACATATCTTTCCCTATGTATTTCAATACTATTGGTTTTAGTTTCGCTTGGAGCGGAAACCGCAAACAACATAACATATATAACGATATTCAAAGGGATCACAGTGTTTTCGGTCGAAAATAGCATGTCTATAAATTTTCTTGGCATTATGTTTTCGATGTTCCTGTTTTTTATTTATTATTTTGCGATATACGGTTTTCTTCGTTTTGCTGTCGGTTCTCACGCCGTTAATTTGTTCACTCGATGTAAGCTGTGGCAAAAAGTTCTTTTATATGTTTTGCCGATACTTATATGTACAACAATCGTATTTTCTATTCAAAATTATTAAAAGTATTTAATGTTGACGAAATATTGCTGTGGCAACCTCTCCGATCGCAAGGCAGAAGGTTGTCTTTTTTCTTTACTTCGGCTTTTGGATTGCTATAATTATAACCACAGAAATGAATAAAGGAGTGTGTGTATGATTAAATAGTGAGGAAAGATCGTAAAAACTGGATTTTCGGAATCGGTACGTGTTTTGCTATTTACATTATTATTTCTATTGTTATAATACATAAATGCAAAAAACAAAAAAAGAATAAAGGAGTATGTGCATGGGTAAACAAAAAAGCGGGCTATACCGTGCTAAAGTCACGGTAGGGCATGATACGGCAGGAAATCCGATCGTCAAGTATGCGAGCGGTAAGACCAAAAAAGAGCTGGAAGAAAATAAACAGGAACTTATAAGGCGGTATATCGGCGGCATGCATGTCGAACGTGATGTAATGTTTGCAGATAGCGTTATATCGTGGTATACAGCCTATAAAGAGCCAACTCTCAGTGTCAGCAGCAAAAGTTGCTATAAATCAATTATAAACAAACACATACTTCCAGCATTTAAAGACCGTCAGATTAAATCCATCACCGCGCCAGAGCTGCAAATATTTTTAAACACAAAATCCGGCTTGAGCGTATCGACGCTTGGATATATCAAAGCAGTATTGACAGGTGTGTTTAAAAACGCATACACAAACGGCATAATAGATCGCGACCCGAGCGCAACGCTTGTGAGACCATCCGCACAAAAAGAGAGCAAACGCGCATTGACGCAAGCCGAAGTAATCGCGGTGCTTGAGGTGGGCAGAACGCACCCCGAAGGGATGATTTTGCTGATCCTTTACTATACCGGCCTACGCATCGGCGAAGCCTTGGGGCTGCAATGGCGCGACGTTGATTTCAAGGAGCGTGTGTTGAGCGTAAATAGAGATATAGATTTTAAAACAAACGCCATTGGAGAATTAAAGACAAAAAGCGCAAAGCGAAGCGTACCAATCCCGCAGGAACTATATGACGCTTTATGGCTTGCCCGAGGCATAGGCGAAACATTCGTCATACAATCGCCTAAGTCACATTCGTTTTTGTCGCAAAGCACGTATAAACGCATGTGGAGCCGACTGATGCAGGCTGTTTACGAAATAGACCGTTCAATCGAAAATCGTAACGGGAAAGCAATCCTTACGGCACACTATTTTAGACACAATTATGCATCTGTGTTGTATAATAATGGGATTGATATTTTATCTGCGCAAAAATATTTAGGACATTCTGACGTAAAAACCACGCTTGGGATTTACTCTCATTTATCGGTCGAAAAGGAAAAAGAAAACGCAAACAAGGTACGTCAAGCATTCTCATAATTTTTAAAAAGTTGCACAAAAGTTGCACAAATCATTTTTTGAATCGCAGTGAAAGAAAAATGAACATGAAAAAACCGCCTAAATTAGGCGGTTTTTTGTGGCGCGCCCTGAGGGATTCGAACCCCCGGCCTTCTGGTCCGTAGCCAGAAAAATACGCTTTTTCGTCTGCCTTGTACTTCTAAAAATCGCCTAATTTTGGAGTTTTTTGTGTTTTAGTAAAAACACAAAATAAATAAAAAGTTGCACAAAAGTTGCACAGATTCACATGCGATGATCCACTACATACTCATAGTACGCGGCCGCTTTGTCCTTAACGGCATCTTTGTCCTCAAGCCACGCTTTGGCTAAGTCGGCGAAAAAGTCAGGACGTTCGACGCCGTATTTTTTTGCAGTTTCAAAATAGTCGCTGTGTAAAGCGTTCATCACCGCCCAAAACTCGTGTGGATCACATTCAGCACGCGCCTGATCCATAAACTTCTTGGTTTCCTCGGGCGTCCAGATTGTCCAATCCTGCCCCATGCTCTTTTTGATCGCCTGCACCCACTCTTTTGCAGTCTCTTTGTCAAAGGGCTTTCCACCGCCGGAACCATAGCCGCGTTCGTGCTTGCCGCCCTGTCGGGGGTTTATCTCGTCGCCGTGGTTATACTCGACATTGGATCGGTACTCCTGTCCAACCTCATTCGGGCTAAAAAAACCAATCGTATTCATGCGCTCGCCGCCCATCCGTCCACCCTCTGCACCGTCCATGCCCGCATAAGCGTTCTTCATGGGCGCATATCTGCCGTTGTCGTAATGCTCGCG